TCATTGCAGAACTGTATTGGTCAGCAAGTTCTTTATCAGTACTTGCTACGCATACAACCAAGGCTTTGTTAATCTTTAGATTACGTGTGTTGGCAGGATTAACTGTCATCAAGTAAGGAGTAAGTGCCGGACCACCTTTAGGACCTACACTTAGCGTCACTGGACGATCAATAGTGTAAGTTGCACTATCATCTTCTTTGTAAGTACCAATAAGTTCTTCACCTGAACTCATCTTAAGAGTTACTACATCACCATCTCGTTTTACGTCGATTAACATTTTTTTCCTTATAGTTTAAATCCAGCAAAGGTATCTTCATATATAACCTTCTCATTATAATTTATCTGATTGCAATTGCTATAAACATCCGTAAACAAGCGATCATTCCCCCAAACAAAGACATTATGAGTACGGTCGTCGTCAACTGGTGTAATGTCAATTATGCCATTATTATTCCATACACTATGCTTAATTGCTATCCACTTGTCTTCGCTAGCACTTACAGCCATATAATATCCTGTTAACTTTTTGCCGCCATACATTGCAACATATAATTCAACATTGGCATGGCAACGATTGACACGGGTGTGCGGCTTCTGTACAATTGGAACAACCGCTACATTGTTACATCCTAAAATATCCATAGCAGATTTCAATCTAGGATCATTACGGGCAGGTAATGTGGCATCACATATCATGTTTTATTTGCCAACCTGCGGCTGTGCCTCGATTGGGGATCCTGTGTTCTGCATAAGCGGCATGCATAGTAGCATAGCTGAGTCCAAGCTCTTTGCATTTTGCACGTAGATTTCCGTGTGCATAATGTTCTACTCCTGCAGGGTCAGTTAGTATCCAATTTTTCGCCTTAGGATTGTTGGCCCCGGCTAGCTTACCTTTATTTGCTTGGCCTATTTTATTTTTTGTAGCTTGACTATGCGAGCAATCTCTATTGGCATGTGCATTTATTACACTTTCTCTTATTTTTGACTTAGTGGCCTCAGTATGAGTAGTTGGCCCAAATCCACCTCTTGAAAGTTGCAATTTTCTAAAATGCTCAATGCGGTTAGCGGATCGATCACCGTATAGTTCTTTATAAGTTTTTCCCTTGTGATTAGGAGGAAGGCCGCCTCCAGGTGTTAAGTTATAACCATTTGGTACCATAGTATTGTGCTGTTGTATATACATGTCTTCATTTATTACACTATCCTCTGCTATGATTTCAAATGTAATATGTTCAATACCATATTTCTTTATAGCCTGATAAACCAACTTACTTCCTTTGCCAGTTTTATGATCATTCCATCTGCACTCTACGTTATCAGAATATCCTATGTACGATTTGCTGTTTACTTGATTAGTAATTTTATATATGTGTCCCATGCACTTATTTATATAAGAGACACATATTGATACACATATAGTCTATTAGAGTTTAAATCCAGCAAAAGTATCTTTGCTTACGTCTTGTTTAATACCACCAATAACATAACTTTGAATCTGCGTTTGCTGTGGTGCTACTTGCAGTCCTTTACTGCTTGTCCAATGATCAGTCCACGGCAAAGGATTGTCATTTGCGCTACGTTCGTAACGTGTTTCTACGCCAAGGCCTTTAAGGCGTTTGTTGGCAATGTGTTCAACATACTGGTGCAATAGCTTTGCGTTAAGGCCAACGATGGCGCCACGACTAAACAAATAGTCAGCCCATTCTTTTTCTTCAGCTACAACTAAATCATAGATAGCACCAATCTCGCCAATTAGCTCATTGGCAATTTCTTGCATCTCTGGATCGTCACCTTTAAACCAGTTCTTGATAATGTGTGTTGTAATGCTTAGGTGTTGGCTTTCGTCTCGAGCAATAAGACTGATAATCTTTGCCGAGCCTTCCATCTTCTTTAGTTCGCCAAACGCAAATGAGCAAGCAAACGACACATAAAAGCGAAGTGCTTCAAGTGCATTAACATTGACCATTGCTAGAAACAACTTCTTCTTGACTGCTCGCAAGGTGCCTTTGCCAGAATAGAAATACTCATTAGCTACCTGAATGAACTCATCATATGCTTTGGTCACACTCTTGGCACGAGCAATAATCTTTTCATCATCAAGCAAGGTATCAAACACTTCACTTGGGTTCGAGTAGATGTTCTTGATAATGTGCGTGTAACTGCGACTATGAATGTTTTCAAAGAACTGCCAGGTGTTCATGCAACCTTCAAGCTCGGGTAGAGAGCAGAATGGCATGAACGCCATAGCTGGGCCACGTCCTTGTACGCTGTCCAGTAAAATTTGATACTTTAGGTTAGCAGTAAAGATAAACTTTTGTTCATCACGAAAGTCAAGATAATCACTGCGATCCTTTTGCAATGATACTTCTTCTGGACGCCAAAAGTATCCAAGTTGAGTTTGCGTTAGCTTATCAAACACTGGATACTTAAAAGTGTCAAATCGTTGGGCATTGAGTGCTTCACCAAAAAACATAGGTTGTTTGGTGAAGTCTACTTTGCCCTGATTAAAAACTGTTGTCACGTTTTTGTTTCCTTAAATTGTGCAGGCTTCGCAAGCCTCTGAATCGTCATCATTTACTTGTTGTAATTGTAACACGGGTGCGGATGTCGTGTCAAGTGTATCTTCGTCCTCACCTTTCATATCGTATGTGTTATGGTAGTAGCTAGTCTTCCAGCCCAACTTGTAAGTTGTCAACAAGTCACGGAACATGATACTCATTGGCACTTCGTTGTTTGGATAGTGCTTGGGATTGTAAGACCAATTTCCAGAAATGGCCTGGTCAAAGTATTTTTGCATTGCCGCAACAATCTTTATATAACCATCTTGAACACCATCTTCATACAAGTACGAGTAATTGTTCTTTAAGCTACCGTATTGTGGGACAATTTGCTTGAGTGGTCCCTTCTTGGACTTCTTAGTGCTCATTGCCGCACGTGGTGGCTCAATACCGTTAGTTTCATTACTTGCAACAGAGCTTGACTCACTAGGCATTTGTGCAGATAATGTGCTGTGGCGCATGCCATGTTCAGCAACTTCACGACGCAACAATTCCCAATCGTAGTGCAAGTCTGTACCCAAGAACTCATCAACATCACGCTTGTATGTGTCAATAGGCAAGATACCTTGGCTGTACTTTGTACGACCGAAGTATTCGCAAGGACCCTTTTCCTTTGCAAGCTCAACACTGGCTTTGATCAAGTAGTATTGGAACGCTTCAGTTAAACGGTTAACTGATTGTGCGGCTTCGACATCGGAGTACTTTAAACCCTTCTTGGCCAAATAGTGTGCGAGACCAATGTAACCAATGCCAAGACTACGACGAGCCTTTGTAGAAATCTCTGCGGCAATAACTGGGTAGCGTTGGTAGTCAATGATCTGATCTAACGCACGAACTGCAAGCTCAGTCAAGTTCTTTAGGTCGTCAAGTTCACGAACATTACCTACGTTGATAGCACTTAAAATGCAAAGTGCAATTTCACCTTCTTTGTCATCTAATGTTTGAATAGGATCTGTTGGCAATGTAATTTCTTGACACAAGTTGCTCATACGCACCATGTCTAAGAAACTACTGTGGCTATTACAGTGGTCAATATTCATAATATAGATACGACCAGTTTCTGCACGTTCCTTTAGCAATTCTCCAAACAACGCCATGGCCTTGACAGTCTTCTTGGAGATCAAAGGATCCTTTTCGTACTTGACATACAGTTCGTCAAATACTTCATTGTTACCAAACGCTTCGTACAAGCCCGGAACATCATGCGGTGAGAACAATGTAATGTCACCATCGGCTAACAAGCGTTCGTAGAAAATCTTGCTTAACTGAATAGAGTAGTCTAGCTTTCGTACACGGTTGTCTTCGGTGCCTTTGTTATTCTTTAGCACAATAACGTCGCCAATCTCTTTGTGCCAGATAGGAAAGTGAACTGTAGCACTACCGCCACGAACACCGTTTTGTGTGCATGATCGCACTACGCTTTCATACACTTTCAAGAATGGAATAACACCAGTGTGTGCAACTTCGCCGCCACGAATCTTAGAGTTAATAGCGCGAATGCGACCAACGTTCAAACCAATGCCAGCACGTTGAGCAATGTAATAACCAACGGCAGAACTGCTGTTAAAGATACTAGGCAATGTATCATCAACGTCAACTAATACGCAAGATGCAAACTGACGAATAGGTGTACGTACACCAGACATCACTGGTGTAGGAATGTTAATCTTGAATGTAGAGATAGCATCGTAGTAACGACGAATGTAACTCAGTCGCTTGTCAGCTGGATATGTCGCAAATAGTGTTGCGGCAATCATCATGTACATGTACTGCGGTGTTTCATAAACATGCCCGTTAGAACGATCTTGTACAAGGTACTTGTCTACAACTTGACGCATGCCTGCGTAAGTAAAGTCAAGGTCACGTTGATGATTGATGTAAACGTCAAGTTGACGCCATTCTGCTTCAGTGTATTGCTCAAGCAATTCAGCATCGTACACACCTGCGGCTACATTTTTCTTTACCAGGTCATACAATGGAATGTAATCAAATTGTCCAAATACAATTTTACGAAGACCGTATAGCAATAAACGTGCGGCTGCAAATTGATAGTTTGGCTTTTCTAAACTAACTAAGTCACTTGCACTACGTACAAGAATCTCTTGGATGTCGCCTGTAGTGATACCATCGTTAAACTGCAAATCTGCGTTCATTTCAATTTGGCTTACACTAACTCCGGCTAGACCTTCGCATGCTTCTTCTACCATCAAGTGGATTTTATTGATGTCCAACGGCTCTTTGCGCCCGTCTCTTTTAATTACGTTAATTGTTGATTTGCTCATATTTTCCTTTAATCCAATTTTTGTGTGCGCTGTCTTGGTGCAGTAAGTTCATACTTAACCAGGAACCATGGCGCAATATCTTTATACTTTAACTAGGTTAGCGAGGTCGCTAGGCCCCCATGTTTGTAGAATTTGCATTTTTGCTTCGTTGATGTCGAGTACTTCGCCGTCATAATAATTTAACAATTTGTTGTCGGGAAGTATTACCAACAAGCGGGGTGTTTCGTCAATTATGGCTAAAATTAGCTCACAATCTATTTTGGCCAGCACCATACTGTAAAACATACCAAGTCCTTGTGCGCTAGGACAGAACGATCCAGACCCAATTAAGGCCCAGGGATCAGGCCAAGTTTCTTGTCGCCAAGGGTCGAATGTTTTAGTAACCATTGGAACAAATTTCCACCAGGTTGCTACTTCTTGATATGCAGAGTTTGTGTCAAGATTTGAAAGACTTAGTCTCCAGTCTCTCCATGCTGCCAGTTTACCTTGTTTGTCAGTAAACCAATGTTCTAAGTTTCTATGCTTCACGCGATACTTATGCTAGTTTATAATACTGTTCTACTCGTCGAAGCCACAAATCTGTATAACGATCAAACTCGGCTCCCTCAACGATAAATTCCTGATAGATGTTGTCTGCCGAACACATAAAGATTACACCTTTGCGAATCTTAGTGCCCCATACTTCGTTGTGTGCCAATGCGTATGCTGTAGTTTGAACAAAGTAATCATCAATCCATTCGCGCTTTTTTGGCTTGTTGGTTTGCTTATGGTCCATGATAGCATCTTCGCCGCTGTGGACGCCGACTAAGTCGGTTGTGCCTGCATATAAGCCCGGGCAGTACAGTTGAACTTCGGTGCCCCATACTTCATTGCAGTTAACTAGGCCTTCGTTGATAATGGTCTGTGCCATTTTGTGGCTTTGGATAGAGTATGGATTTGTGCCTGGTGTGCCGGCATCTCCGGTTAGCACATAGTTCTCAAGCCATTTGTGCATGCGAGTGCCACGGCTGGCAGCTTCGGTTGTGATCTCTCGAGCTTTTTGTTCGCCTACGCTCTTACGCCAGTTTGCCAGAGCTTGCTTAGATTCTTCTGATTTGGTTTTGTCTAGGATTGTAGTAACGCTAGGTACTCGCGATCCATCTGGAGTTTCGTATAGACGACTTGCGCCGTCTATTCGATTTAATGGTTGGTAGTTGTATTTGGGGTTAAAATTTATCATTATCATTTATTATACACAAGCGTATATAATAAGTCAATGATTACCAGGCGATTACCCACTGAAAAGTAGTTTGGCTAACCGGATTGATTTGGCGTTCGATTGTGTATCCAAGATCTGTAAAATACTGAATCACTTTAGCCATTTGAAGTCTTAATTGGCGACTATCATTGACACCAGTCCAAGTATTGTAATATTCGGTTGCTAATGCATATCCAGTGTCAGTTGGATTCTTTGCCATTGTGCTTGTAGTTGATACTGTCACTTCGACTGCACCATCAGCAGATGCTAAAAGGATTTCTTCTTCTAAGTCACGGATTTCTCTCAAAACAAAAATATCTTGTAGTGATTTTAGTCGTGCTTCTGATGCAGTTAACATTACGCGGCTCATAATCCCAAATCCTTTCGTGCTTGCTTTACTGCATCCTTGCCTACAATTTCTTTATTCTGTTCTGCTTGATCAACTGTATCAGCACCTGGAACGGTAGTCATCATAATTTTATCATTGCTAACGTCGGCGACCAAGTCGTTGTTTTTTGCTTTGAATGTTGCGATTAGACCACGGATAGCATCAATTTGATTTGATGCACTGAATCCCATCTTATTGAGACGTTGCACTAACTCTTGCATAGGCAAGGTTGCTACGCCATCGTTTTGACTCTTAATTAAGAGCATTTTGACAGCGTTAGCAAAACTTTGATCTACACTAGATAGTTCAAGCAATATCACTCTTCATCTCCCTGCCAGTTGGTTCGTCTTCTGGGCCTGCACTACTTGGGAAAATTGGAGCTTCACCGCCTGCTTCGTCACCTGGTAAAGTAGCTGGTAGCGCATCGCCTGGGCTTGTCAAGCTAGTAATAGCCGAATCAAGCGTGTCTTTTGTTTGCATTAACATGTTAATGGATTCTTCTAGGGCACCCTTAACAGTTTGTACGTATTGCTCGCCGGCAGCATCACCAAAACGAGCTTTGATTTGATCAACTAACGTAATCAAATCTTTACCTAGCATGTCTGCTACGTCTTCGATCATGCCTTGGAAGTCTTTGTTCATTGAACGTGCGGCAATAATAACTTCTGCTTGATCTAAATCAGCATCGTCTAATTCGCTTTCAAATAAAACTGGATCTACGTTGGCCATTTCTTCGTATACTTCACGTTGCAAAATTGCACGAGTATACTCTGCACCACCACGGCTTGCTAAAGTATCAATTTCCGATTGAACACGCTCTAGTTGTTCACGTAACATGCGCCCGCCTAGTGGCTTAACGTCAATGCTTTCCTTACGCAACGCACGACGAGCTGCCTGTGCTGGCGTAGTTGTTGTTGTAATATCATTAAATTTCATAATGGTCTCCGATACTTTATTTAGTGTTTTGGCTTGCTCATTTTGTTCATTCTGGCCGCACGTTTACTTACTTGGTTGAACTTTTTAGTTCTACGTGCTCTTGCAATGAATCTTTTTTTGAATTTGGCTTTTAAGCGTTTAAATCTGATGCGCTTTTTAATGTCGATTCGTTTGCTACATGTGCTTGCCGCACTAACAACACGACCTTTTTTGATACCTGAAGTACAACGAAGTTTACGTTTGATTCGTTTACCGGAACGAGCCCATACCAGTTTAGCTTCAACAACGATTTGCATGTTATTTTGGTAAATGTGTAATCACATATCCTAGCATTGCTAGTAGTCCTACAACAACTGTAGCTGTAGATGTGACCATAATTTTAAACTTTTCGTCTTTGGCGTTACTTAACAAAGTCTTAATTTCGGATAGATTTTTTTGATTATCCGTTTTAAACGTAGCAAAATCTGTATGGATTTGATCTAATCGATCTTCTACGAATCCAATTTTCTCTTCTAAACGCTTGTAACGCTCGGCGCACAATTCTACGTGTAGCTCAAGGCTAGTCTGTTCTGTAATCGGTCTATCGGCTGGCATTTCGGCTATTCCGTAAAAAAGTCCTGCAAACTCGAGTCTGCAAGTAAGTTGTGAGTTAAAAATGAGCCTAGATGAGTCGATTACAACGATTGTTTATATAGTTATATTTAGCCCAATTAGAAAGAATCGTGGCGTATGTAAAACGTGTTTGTGTCTGGTCCAGACGTAATGAGCTTGCCGTCTAATGCGGCTGTTTCGGATAGACCTGTGATTGCAGTGTTACCAATGGAGTCGGTGGTCAATGTTTCTTCTGTCATTTGTCCAACTCGTTCAGCGATCCATTTTAAGCACCATACTCTATGTATGCCTGTTATATTTTCTCCAAACAAGCTATCACTAACGTCTTGCTGATCAATGCACTCAACACCAGCAAGTAAAGGCTGGCCGCGACTGGCAATAATATTCATCAATGTAGCCAAATTGCTACGACTACTGTTGCTACTTGGCCCAATATCATATAGTGTCCAGGCAGTGAAGAATTCTGGATCGGCACCTAAGTGTGCTCCAGGAATCATCCAGGATTTTTTATCTTCTCTTTTTTGCATTATTTTACCGAGTGTATTGCACGACCAATTGCATATCCTGCCGCGCCCATGGCACCTACTTTGGCCACGCTCTTTAAAAAGCCGTCACCAGATCGAGAACCAGCAACAGCTCCAGCACCTAGTGCGGCAAGTTCTGCATTGCCTGCGTCTGTAATTTCGTAACCTTTGTTTCGTGTCAATACATCTAGCACTGGTAAAAATTCACTGCGCTTACCACGTATTCGATAGTATTGTAGCAATCGTGTTGCACATAGTTCACGCTGATGAGTTGAAAGATTTTCCCAATCAGTAATTAATCTACGCAAACTTTTGTAATTGCTTACATCAATGTTCATTTGGCCTTCCAATCTATACATTAGTCGCACTGCTGTAATTCGATCTAATGTGCCATTGGCAATTCCGTGTAGGAACTGCTTTACTAATTTAGTGTTGGTTCGAAGCTGTTTGGCTAGTACTAAGTTCTGATCATGTGCTTTTAGCTGTTGAGCAGTGCCACCTGTTGGGTTAAACAAAATGTGTAGCCCTTGGTATAAGTCAGTGCCGCTGATTCTTGGTGCAGTGAAGTTGCCAAATGCCAATGTACGCTGTGCATATTCTTTGGCGAACGGTGCTGTTTCAAATTCTTTACTTAACATATAAAGAGTCAGCATGTTTAAGAATACGCTGTCTACAGTGTCACGTAGTGTTAGTTGGCCAAGGTGAGTATTACGAAACATCTTGCTTTCGTTGCAGTTTTCAAGAATAAAACTAAAGCTGTTGTCTTGATTGTCTTCCATATTACTTGTCCTTGTCTTTCATAAACACAGGGCGGTTGACTAATTTAATCTTGCCGTGTGGTGTAGCTGAAACAAAGCCTTCATGACCTGTGCCTGTTTGTACACTGCTAGTATCGGCACCAACGTGCTTGTCTAGTTGATCTTTAATTTTGTGCTTGATAACTGTAATGCCAGCAACAATGTCCCAAGCTGTTTGAAATGGAGCCTTAAATTGGTTAATGTGTGTTTCGACGTTGGCTTGCTTATTAGCCGACAAGCCACTTGGACCCTTTAACCAAGCCATAAACTCGTTTGCAACTGCTTTACCGTTTGTAATTTCTTGTCCTGATCGTGCTTTAAAGTTAACAAAGCTCTTGAAGATGTCTGGTAAGTTAGAAATCTTCAATGCACCAATGGCAAACGGATCTAACATGTCGTCAATCTTGGCGGCTGCTGGACTGTTAATAAGTGCTTGCACTTTCTTAATGTCTGCGGCTGGTAATTTAACTGTGTGTTCTTGCGTTAAGTTAGTCGATGGACCAAATACTACTAGGCCAGGTACAGATTTAATGCCAACTGCATCTGGTGTTGTTGGCGTTGGTTCAGCTGTAGCAGAAGCGGCTTCATCGGCAGAGTCGTACATACCATGTACTGCAATGCCTGCGCGGCTACGAACAATCTTCTTACCAACTTCACTAGTCTTATCAATATGATATTCAACTTTGTTTGGTCGAAAGTTTACTCGCTCATCGTCAATAGTTAAATCTTGTGCTTTCATCCAAAGCATATCACCTTGGAACATCTTGCCTGCTGTCTTAACAGGAGTGGCACGTTTTAACAAGTCATACATACCACCAAAGTGTGCGGCATATTCTGCACGACCTGCTTGGTCTGGACGGCGGTTATAAATCATTGCCGACACTTCTTCGGCACTTGCCGGTCTACCATCGTACTTTTTAGCACCAATACCTGCTTTGTCTGTTACAATGAATGTGTTCTTATCAAGCCAGCCAAATATAACAGCTGGGCTACCGTCCCATTTAATAGTTGTTGTATCAGCGTGTGATTCGGCTGCGTGGATCAATGCAGACAATGCACGTTGGGCACCTTCAATGCCGTTTTCATCAAACATGATATCTTCAGGGTGGTCGATTCGAGCCTTTGCTTCTTTTAAGACTCGTTTGTGATGTTGTGTTACTTCAAATATTTTCATGTTCTCTTACCGTATGATGAATCTGATGATAAATCAACCATCAATTTAGTTTTTTCTGCAGGGCTCAACTCCGATGCCGCTGCCTTAACTTGTTCGTAATTGCTGCCTTGAGTGCCAGCCATTGGAATTTCTTTGCCGGCCTGCGGTATAGTTTGTTTGTTTGTTCCTGCACGAGTCTGATTTAAATTCATGCGATCAAGGGAATCATACACAGTCTTGGCCCATTGCTTATAAATGTCAAATGACTTTGCTCTCGGTGGTTGTTCTGCCACTGCCAATTCAAGCCATGCTTTAAACTGTGCCTGGATTAAAGGTTCAACTTTTGCAACCACTGCACTAACCGCTGATGCGTCAACAGTAGCAGAATGACCTGACAGTAATCGTGTTAGTGCCGACGGGTTAACTAATTGTGGTACGTTGGTTAATACTGCTTGCATCTGCTCGGTACTAAGATTGAGATAACGTTTTTGTATGCCCGAGGTACCTGTTAGCATATTGATGGTGACAAGTTCTTCTAAATTATCTTTTAGCTGATCGTTAGGGTCTAATGATTGCAAGTCAGGGCTGTTTTGTACAAATAACACTTTGTTAAGTGCTACACTTGCCGTCTTAAATGCTTCTAACGCATTTTCGTCAACTTCTACATTTTCACTATCTTCTTGCTGTGTTTGGATAAAGATAACTGTTGCGGCAACAATCATTGATATAGCACTCATTGCTGGCTCAACACCTACTCCAATGTTTGCAGTTCCTGTTCCGCCAATGATTGCACTAAATAATAATTTAATTTGATTATTATCGCCAACGTTGCTTGACATGATTAGTCGTTCAATGTCTAATCTATTGGATTTAATTGTTGGTGCAACTTGTGCAATATCAACTGACATTTGATTTGTGGCTGCAATTTTTTCAGCGGCTACCAATGACTGCTGATAAATCAGTTTAACTGGAAGTGGGACTGAACCAGAATTAATAGCGTCTACTTGGTTTCCTAATCGTTGAATAATTCTAGGTCGAGCGGTATTTGTAATGGCATCGGCAAACTTACGCAAAGCCGCATTGCTACCACGCAAGGCGCGAATGATACCAGTTGTACCGTCACCGCCGGCCATACTAGTTACTTTAGAAACTAAATTGTCTAAAAACCCTTCATCTAATTGACGCTGTAGGTCATTAACTTTCATTGCTCGTTTTCCTTAATTGCTCTTACACCTCGAGCAAACTTAGCAGGATCACCGTTTTTAATGGCTAATTGCAATCTTCGTACCAGCTCTTCGGCTTGGTGCGGTGGATAGTTAGTTTGTATAATTTCAACTAGATTGATAACGCGGGCAATGGCCTGTGTTGCTAGTCCTTCAACAAGCAAATGCTTATCTTGCTGTGGTACTAGGCCTGTTATTTCTTCTAGGATGCTACGAGTTTGTTTACGCATGATTAATATATTTAGCTAAATAAAGTTAATAGGAGACCCTGAAAATGCAACTTTCACCAAGCGCACAGGATTTGAGAGATTTGGCTAATAAGCTACAAAAGCTCAGCGAATACGATACAAGTGCTGATACGCACGAACCAGACCACGAAATTACAGATAGCGAACTAAGTCGCTTAAAGATTGCACTACGCCCATTAGTCGGTAGTGATATGCAAAGCCGTTTTATGCAAGTTCTAAACAAAATGGTTAGCGGACAGCCTGTAACCTTTGCAGAATCAAAACTTATCACTTCTGCTTTCATTAGCATGGCTGATATTGTTGCAAGTGATACATCGTTAATTGCTCGTTTACGTGCTGACATTAAAGATTACAATGCAGATGGTGGCGGGGATAATGAAGAAGGTAATGAATACAATCCAGGAGTTGGCCCTGCTGATTTTGCAGAACCGGAAACAGAAGAGCTTCCGGTTGACGATCGCAATTTAAAATAATTAAATTTCTCGACTCACAATAGCCCTTAATGCATCCCTGTTAGCATTGCTAGAAACTGGTGCAGTCAAGGGCTTTTTTGCGGCCGCGACACTGTTATCTCCTTGACCTGCCCAGGGTGCAGACAGCACATCTAATGGTCCAGATGGCTTTCCTAATTCGAATCCTTCTCTGGCTTGAGGCTTTTCCCATTTGGCAGATGTAGGAGCACTTGTATTAATTGGTGTGCCCATTGTGTTACGCTTTAGCTTGTCATATACATCACCGGGTTTGGTAGTACTACTGCTCTGATCGCCATCCATGTCACTAATGCGTAGTGTATCTGGATTGAAACTTAGGTCAATCTTTTGCCCGACAGCACCTGAACTACGAGTTTTCATAAACTGTAGTTGTACCATGCAACGTTCGCGCATTGTAGGAGTAGAGAAGATACCAAATACGTTATCAGCAGTTTGAATCTTAGACAAACCACCCGCAATCATAGAGTGGTCAAACTCCACGCTTTCAACAGCAGAGCGGTTCAACTGCGAAGCTGTTGCCAATAGCAACTGTTCAGACACAACCAAGTTACGCAATTCTTCTGCTACCAACTTGTCCTTAACAAACATGTCACTAACACTGATCTTTTGACTTGCTGGCATCATCAAGTCCAAGTAGTCAACTAAGATAGCGTCAACTTTGATTTTACGCTGTGTTTGAAATTCACGTACCCAAGACAAGATATCGTTTGCAGTAATGCCGTTTGTCAATTGTACAATTTGTAGTACGCCAGCTTTCTTACCATTCATACGAACTTTAAGATCAACATCCTCAAGTCGCTTAAACACTTCTCGAGTAGGCGTATCTGTTAGCATGGCATCCATACGCATAGCACACAAGCCTTCTGACAGTTCAAGAGAGAAGTAAACAGTATTCAATCCTGCCATGGACCAGTTTAGTGCAAGATTTTGCAAGAACAAACTCTTACCTGCACCAGATGCGCCAGCAAAGATGTTTAGTTCGCCACGGTTAAAGCCGCCATACAGTTTATCGTCAAGTGCCTTCCAACCTGTTGTCAACTGTCCGTTATTATTCTTCAATGCGTTTAGTCGAGCAGATGGATCAGCAAAGTAGTCTGTGCCAAATGTCTTTGGTAGGCCAACTTGTACTGCATCTTTGATTAGCTTTTCAACTGCACCATACTGACTCTTGTCCAACATGTCGGCACTTTGAAGGATAGCCTTCTCTAATGCTTTATGTCTTGCAAAGCCTTCAAACTCAGTTAAAAACCAACTGCTATGTTCGACTGCTTGTGTTTCTAAATGTGAAAGCTCTGTGTTTGTTGTTGCTTTTACTTGTGTAATGTCTGGAATGTTTCCATGCTCATTTACATACGTCTTGATAAATTCTGCCGCACCGCGCAACCTGCGGTCAAAGTGATCGGGATCTAACACGTTCTGGCAACGTGCTGCCAAGTCCCTGTTGCTGACTAAGAAGTCCAAAAATAATTTTTGTAACTCATAGCCGTATTCTTTTACATCATCTGCCATTATTATAGTTTTCCTTTACGCACACCAACGGCGTGCTATTAATTTAATCTTCAAGGGGGAGGTCTCAATTGCCGATATCACACTTTGTAGTGTAGCAACTCGCCCAAAATGTTGTACTGCATCATTTGCATCTTTGATGCCGTCTGGCCAGTCTGGGAAGGATACACTCCAACCTAGCTCTGCCGCTTGCATTGCCAACTGTAGGCCAGCCCTATCTCTATCTGGTAGCACTACTGGTTCGTTGTCAATGTCTTCGATAATCTTTGCTTGTTCAGGACTAATACTATTAGTCATAATGGCAACACCATCTAAACTTAGCGCATCGTATTCACCTTCAACTACTAGCGTATATTTTCTTGCTTGGCTTTGCTTGTCTAAGTTAAACACAAAGCTGGCCGGCCGGCTTGCAATAATCTTTGCAGTGCCTTTAGGTACTTCGCCAATCCACCGTGCATTGTAGCCTACTAACTTACCTTCATCAAAGAAAGGTAGGATGGCACGATTGTTCATACCTTGTATACTACTAGGACTAGACAACCAATCAGTTAGTTCAAGTACTTTTCTACTGTCTAAGTACTCGGCTGCTTCTAATGTTATGTCTTGTATTTCCCACGGGAACTCGATCTCTGGCCAGTTGGGCTTTTTAAAAGGTTCATGGACGGTGTTTTTATCGTCATCTACTACTTGATCCCACAGCTGGATCTTAAGGCGTTGGATTTCGCCTTCGTCAATGCCAATGGCTCGCATAAACTTGATCAACTTAATGCCAAGCCGTTGGCCAGGTCTCCAACCTGTAGTGTAGCCGCAGTTAAAGCAATGATAGCCTACACGGTCTTCTTCAAATTTGATGCCACCACGATGTTTAGTGTCTGGACGAGGTTGCCCGTTTTGAACACACATTGGACAGTTCATAGTTAACCAGCCGTTGGTGTTGCGCTTTAACGCAGGCAGGTGGGCTTGTAATGTAGATTCAACTATGCTCATATAGAGCTAGTTTATACTCTTATTAGTACTTTGTCAAGGGTACCGGCGTTCGAAAGGCTGTCTTGCTTTACGATACGCAACCAACGAACACCAGCGTAGAAGTTGTATGGATCGATACCAGTATAACCATTTAGATCTAAGTTATGTGTTTCATAATCCTGTGGCTTTAGGTTACCCCACAATGTGGAACCAGTTACTGTTTCGTCTAATGTACCTTGTACAATTACTCGACCAGTCCAATTGCTACCATATAGTGCTACTGTGAAAAGGCTTGTATCTTTTCTGTAGAACTGTGGACCGTTAAACGCACTGGATACTACCAAACCACCAATGTCTGTCCATGTTGTAACTTCTTGGGTAACACGGCTTGTTGGTACTACTGCATCTTTAACTTCAATATCAAATGCACCTTGTTGGGCACGGTTCCAAGTTAGGGCAGTTTCTAAACCATTGGCATCAACAAATGTAGCACCCAAAGAATAAATGCCAACTGGTAGCGTCATTAGATCACGAGCAAAAACAGTTAGTCGAGCTTGTCCATTTTCGGCTGTAGTTGCCATTGCACGGCGACGGAAAATAGTAGTACCAGTGGTTCTATCCCACATTGTAACGGTTAACTCGCGGCGTAGTAAACTAACAGGGCGGCGATCTGTACCTGTAATTGTAAGATCTAAGATGTTATCAACCCCTTTAAACCATACAATACGTTGGTCAGTATAGCTTGGAGCGTGACGAGTAGCACTTGGGCCAGTGCCGGCTCCAGAGTAGTTTAATGATGCTGTTGGAATACTTGAGTTTAATGTGGCCATGCTGTTATTTAGCTATTAGACCACCAATTTCTAAAATGCTAAGTAAACGTGATGGACAACAAGATTAGAGAATTTTTAGAGCGTTTCCCTTTTATGAGCTTAGTGCGATATGGGGATACAGAGCTAGTGGGTATTATACAAAACAGTGACAACGTAGTTGTTACTATGTACGTCTACAACCTGCTAAAAGACGATGCTGATAAAGTTGCTTTCATTGAACAAGGGGAAGAATGGTGGTGGGGCTCTAACCGTTTGATCCCTATTAATATTGTTCTCAAAGAACCTATGCGCCAATTTACATACGCCCTAAAAACTTATAGCACAAAGGATTTTGAAGTGCTATATGGTCATCAAACCAGTCTAGCGAACGTCATAACAAAACGCACCAAACGACGTCAAATCAGTTTGGTGCGTAAAATGCGTTAATCTAAGTTAATGTAATCTGTAGCTGGATTACTATCAATCCAAAGTTTATCTGTGTCTTGATATTTTGCAATACTTCTATCAAGTAGGTCGACGTATTGGTTAATTTGCTGTGGCGTGGAGAGTTTGTCTCTCCAGATAAACAGAATTTTTCTAGCTGTTGGTCTCCAAGTACTTGCATGTTTTGTTCTTAGATTGTTCCATGCATAGGAATTTGTGTCCTCTAATTTTGGTAAAGGTACATATCCATTGCTGTGTTGTTTAATAGGATCAGTTAGTAGACTCAGAGTTTCTGATATATTAGAGTCAAACAATTTAATACGCATTGCCAATGGCATGTCTATCATGCTTGTATGGTCGCGGTGGGGAGGAACTCTATTTGCACTTGACCACATGTTCCATCGAAAGTTTTTTTCACCAATCCAAGGCATTAGATCGTGTATTTGTTCAAAAATTTCCGGAAACTCTGTATAGATTGATTCTACAATGTTTCGTGTCCAGACTGGGGTCCATGAATTTACATTGCTGTCAATTGACAGGTAAGTGGATTTTGTTGCGTTAAATGTAGCCGAGCTTAGATCTTCAACTTGCTTACCAGCATGCTTTCCATTCTGGAAAAAGAAAACAACAAATTTTTGCAGATCATATGGTTGTATCTTTGGAATATCATATGGAACAAACAGATATTTGCCGTACGTTTTTTCAAGCTCGGTATACAGGGTTTTAACTTCAGGAAGTTTACTTAACTCGTGATTTCTTAGTTCAGTTAAATTTTCTTTGGTTTCGGCGATAACGCCACTTTCTTTACGCTCAACGTTTTGTGCAGTATATGTTGCTTGATTGATTTCAGTACTCATGCAAATATTTATGAGCAGTTATGACCCAAGTTGTTCGCAAATTACATTCATTTGAGCAACAATAGCAACTGCATAAGCAATTGCGTGAGCCTTCTTAAAGTAGTACTCACCATTCTCGGGCTTGGTCCAAACTTCCTTCAGTATCATCGTCCATGATTTCCCAATCAGATAACGTTTGGCCGGGCGAATCATTGCAAGGACGGCAGCTAATTGTTCCACGGAAGTGGGGCAAGTCTTCTTCAGAACATCCCCATGCCCGTTCAAATGAAATAACAGATTTACAAAGTCGTCTTGCTGTAGTAGATCCCATAATGGCTCCTGGTTGGCTAGTTGATCTAAATGCTCTTTGCTTTTAACGCCTTGGTACAAACTTACGTTAAGTAAGTCTACTTTGAAAAATCCTAATTCTTCTGCTTGTTGATAATCAAGATCACACCATCCTGTAAAGGGGTTAGTAGGTACAGGATGGAAGTATACTCCAGTCTTATGCTTTTGTCTATTGCCGTTTGGCATACGTTGCATTGCAGGAACATGATCTAGTAGTTTTAATACTTGTTCACGATCTGCAAAGTCAATGTCTACGTCAGGTAAGTTCATTATTTCTTTTTAAGAGTTGTTTTAACAATGTTTAGTAGATCTTCTTGTTGTTGCTTGATAGCATGTACTTCTTGTGTCATTTCTTCTAATCGCGCTAACACAATTTCAAGTCGTGCTTCTAGCTTTGCGTAGCGAGCGCCTGCATCATCAGTGTGTTGATCCACAACGCCTGACTTTCGTTTTGTTTTATTTTGTTTATCCACCATTTTGTATCCACATGCTTGGTAATTGTATCAATTTGTCCTGGTTCCATTCTGTCTAACAACTGCTGTGCCGCTTCAGCTGAATAAATGATCCAAGGACTAATACGTCCCATAGTTATCATATTCATTGCTGTAGCCGGTGCAACTTTGTTAAAAAAATCTTGCCACTTATTGTTTGTACGCTCACCCCAGTCAACCATTGCCAGGATGGTGCGTTCTAATGCACGTTCTGAAGTTTCCTTCTTGGCTGCTTCTTGTACATATAGTTGATAAGTGCCGGGCTTTGTCCAATCACTTAATCGAACGCTCATTTTAAAAAGCCAGTTTGTAAACTTTTCGCTTTCTAAAGGACGCAACTCAATCAAGTAGTTAGCAAATTTTACAAACCCAATATAATCTGCGCTCCTTATGAAATCGTCGACTGTTTTTTCTTTCTTTGTATTGGGACTTACGTACTTCATAAAATCCAACCATACGCTAAAAGCAATACGACTTTCAGGTTCATCCTTGTTCATCCATCTGCGCTTGCGCTCGCACATGTGGCTACTTAAAGTGCGCTCACGTGTAAATGCCTTTCCGCAGAAGCGACATTGGTAATCCTGTACCATTATTTAAACAAATCCTTAAGATCTTTATTACCCATGTTTTTGGCAACTGCTATATCCTCTAACACATCATTGCCGTTGAGTGCTCGGAACAACTCAATTTCCTCATCATCCATTGAAGGAAACTGTTCAATTAGCCAAGCTGTTAGCTTATCCTTCTTTGCGCCTTTAGGTGGAATGAACTCATGTCGCATCTTGTGGCCAATACCACATAGTGCAAGAGTGCGCCAACGTAGTTCATCATGGGCACTACCTACTGCAATATAATCTAAATTAGACAAGTCGTTGACTGTTGTTAGGTAGTACTCTTGCAGATCCTGGGTGCCTTGCACTTGGCTACCCCAACGCTGTGCCATATAAGTGCTTAACGCCTTAAGACCTTCATCATCTAACTTACTGTAGTAATCACCTTTACGTAGGTCAACTGCTGCCATTACCTGTTCGATGGGCAGTTGATATTTTGCTGTAGCAGGAGCTTTCTTTTTAGTAGCCATGCTTATATTTTAAAACCAAATTTTGTTTAAGTCAAGCACTTCTGGAATTTTGTTTGTTTCTTTGACAAAGAACGCACACATGGGTTCGGCGCCTTTTTCAAGTGGCACTGCTAACAAGTGACCAAACTTTAACTTAGGCACATACCACTTTACTTCTTGGTAAATGTTAACTACTTCAACTCGTTGCCATTCTGGTTTGTATCCATTGATAGGATTAAACACAAACGTAGAGAAGCCACGATCATTGATGCTCATTACGTTAACAACTTCTGGTTCGCCATGATCTGGTTCGCCAATGACTAATGACCAATCCAATGGCACCTTAACTTCCGTCTTGCCAATGCGTAGTACTGCGGCCGGGCAAGAGAAACTTTCCAAGAATACCAATGGTACAAAAATATAATCTACTTCGTTTGGATTTGAATAATCCAATACTCCATAACGCAAGTCTTCATCAATCTCTTCGGGTAGACGATCCAAATCGTATGACCGATTGTCAACTGTTAAAATGTTCATTTGTAAGTAACCTTTTCTGTTTGGTATGGATAATTTGCTTCGGTATAGAATTTCTTCCGCGTAGTGAGGTGACGTTTAGCAAACTTGGCTGTCGAAGTAATGTCCCAAATTTGCACAAAGTCTTTGTCTTGTGCTTTTCTTATCCCGCGGCCAATACTTTGAATAACTCGGACAAACGACTTCCCAGGCTCAACAAGTACCAAGTTGAAGATGCGAGGAATATTAATACCAACAGCCGCGACACCATATGTCGCAACGATAATTTTGTTATCACTTGTAGTGATTTCATCGTACTCATCTTTTCTATCCTTTGATTTCATTGCACCCGATACAAATACGCTGTCGGGTAATCTTTCTACTAGCATCTTGCCAGTAGCAATACGATCAACAAGAATAAGCGTATTGCCAGCTAAACTGATCGTTTCAACTGTTTTAGCCAGGTGATCTAATCGCTTTTCATTTGACGTTAGATATGTTAATTCTTCTTGATATGTTTTGTACTCTACTTTGTCATCAAACTGTAGTACCTTGACGTGGCAGTTAGATAATACACCCATGTCTTGTAATTCGCTAGCCGGTAAACGATGTAGTACTTCGCCTAATGATGCAATAAGACTAATATACTCATGTTCTTCTTTGGGAACAGTACCAGTTAGTCCCCAACGAATTGGTATGTGTGCAAATGTGCTTGTTAGTAAAGTACGCAACACATCTGCTTTTGCCATGTGAACTTCGTCAACAATAACTGCAATTAGATCGTCAGTGACTGCTTCAATACCAATTGCGCTTGTGCCTTCTTTGTTCTTTTTAATAAGGCTGTTAATACTTTGCCATGTTGCAATAGTGTGCGTATGGCCAAGGTCTTTCTCGTCACCAAAATACACGCCAACATCTAATCCCATGTTAACATAGTCAGCATGTGTTTGGCGTACCAGATCCTTATTTGGTACAATAACAAGTGTGCGACCAAACGGCTCGCATGTTAAACTTAGTGCCGCGGTCATCAGTGTCTTACCTGCGCCTGTAGCAATCTCTTGTACGCCTTGTGGGTTAGCAAGATAACGATTGATACAAGCTACTTGGTAGTCGCGAATCTTAATAGGCTGGCCTTCTGCTGGGTGTCCTTTAGGCCAAAGGATATGACTAAACGTGTCTTCGGTAACTTCAGTAAACTTAATGTTCCAGTTAGGACGCTTGTCATCAATTTCAATTTGCCAGCCTTCCTCATCAAGGATAGGTAGCACTCTATCTAGCAAGTTTAGATAAGTGGCTCCAGCTGTTGTAAAGAAACCAATCTTGCCGTCCCACCTTCCTAATCGAAAAGCAGGTACATGATATGCATGAGGTAGCATATACTTTAATTTGGTTTCACATTTGCGACGAGTGCTTGGATCAAGGTCATGGAACTTGATATTGACTTCGTCTTTAATTTCTAATCGTGTTATTCCAGGCATATTCTATTATAACACTTTTGTAAGTTGATGTCTATTCATTAGCTAGATACTTATAGCAAATTAGCCGGTTTTGAAAAAGCAATTTGTCCGTTATGTAGAAAAAGAACAGACTCCGAAGAGTCTGTTCTACCGACATCCATCCACGCAAATAGTCAGCTGTCGGTAAACCGTTAACCTCCGTGCTTCAAGAGGTACTTGTTAGAAATTGCCTTGAACGAAACTGCCTTTTCGTGACACTTGAAAACCAAACCTTCGCGCTCGCATCCAATCATGCCCATAACCGACTTGCCTTCGGCAAACTTTAGGATCTGTTCCATGTTAGTAAGACCAAGTGTGTCTGTCAGACGAGCCGAATATGCAAGTACAGGGCAGTGGTTAAGTCCATGTTCTGCAACAAATGCCTTGCGCTCGCCTGGGGTAAAGTAACGACCAGCATCAATATCGTAAATGTCGTACACAAGGAAATCTTGATTACGCATTTGGTAAATGTTGCCTTGAATACCGTTGCCTACAATTTCACCTTGGATAGCAATGTTACGACCAATGCCAATCAACTTAGCAGGGAGGTTGTACTTGTTTGCGGCACGCCACAGCGAGTTATCTGCGTTAGGCTTTAGGTCAAGATTACGCGAACATACACCTACTTCACCGTCACGCATGTACACTGTCATTGACGAGCCTTCCAGCTTTTCGGTAACTTCCCAATGCAGTTCATCATTAGACAACCATTCAGCAAGTTCAACCTTTAAGTTTTGAATACGCTCTTGGTCAGTCTTGGGAATAACTGACGGGAACATGCCCTTAACTTCGCCAGCAAGCTCTGCAGGCACCGGTGCTTCGTATTTGACAATGCCAAGCAGTTCAGATACGTCATTGCCTTCAAAAAAGAACTCAGACAATTCTTGACCTTCATCAAACTTGCTGTCTTCAAATTTCTCAAAAGCAACCGACAACGGAATCAGTAGTCCTTGTGACAGTTGGCCACGCAACTTCATTGTACGCAGACGTTCGCCTTCGACGCCGTCAAACGTTTTGGCATAGTGTCCAGGCTTGGTTAGGAACGGTGCAATAGTAGTAGGAATAAACGAATCAATTTCGCAATACACTGCAAGATCACCTGCCGAGTATTCACCCTTTTTAACTACTACCGTCCATCCACCAACAATAGCGCACTCAATTGCATCTGCACCTTCAATGGGCCGCAGTGCATCAATCTTTCTAATGGTTGCCATCTTACGCATATAAATTCCTTAAGCAAAAAGTTGTTGTGGTACAGATCCAAACAACGAATACAGTGTCCTACTTGATGTAGAAGCGACTGCCAGTTTCATATTCTTTTTAGCGGCTTGACTCTTGTAGTAGTCACGAGCAATTCTATTACGGATTGCTCCACGACTGTTATTACAGTGAAAGCATGCGGCTACTAAGTTTGAAGGTGATTCAATTTTCTTGTTACGTGGACTAGCCCATTTATCACGCAAGTGTTCAACTGTTGCATGTTGCAGGGACTTTCTATCTTGATTCATTTCACAATTGCAATAGTAACATTTATTACCTTGCTTTTGAACTAAAGTTAAAAGTGTCATAACAGTTCCTTAACAAACAGGACTTATTGGCATTGCCTGTTTTGGTAACTTACTCGCCGCGCTTCATGACAGTAGTTTCTGCAAGACGCTTCCACTTGTCGTTGCTGGGGCCACACATCTTCTTCAAGTCTGCAATCTTGATAACAGTACGCAGGCTCAGCTCGCGCAACTTGTCTTTGTTAGCATCTACATACTCGTACAGTTCTTGCTTGGCACCTTCTTCGAACTCGTAGTGATCCAACATACCGTCCATCATAATTTGCTTGATACGCAACATCTTGTCACGAGTAGTGTCAAGCGTCAGATCCAAATAGTGACAACGGCTTTCCAATGCACCCAAATGGTCCTTGAGCTTCGCAGAGCGCACGTTTTCAAACTTGATGTTAGTGATAAAGATTGCAGAGCCTTTGAACTCGAAGCGATCTGGCACACCTTCTTGACGCAACATACGGCTATCAGTGTTCCAGCAAATAGTGCGCTTCTTAGAAGAGTCCAGAGCGGCTTTCAAAATGTTCAGCGACAGTTCGTCAAGCAACACAGAGTCACAGTCGTCAAACACGAGCACGTTACCTGCATCGCTATAATTATAGAGCTTGCAGTACAGTCCAATGGCGCTCATAGCACCTTTAACAATCTCGTAACGAATACGAGTGCCACCAATTTTGTCAAACATGGCGCTCTTGTCAAGCACCTTTTCAACACCAAAGCTCTTACCCACGCCAGGTGGGCCAACAACAATCATAGCACGGACTGAGCCATCAACAGCACCTTCAGTCATTTCCTCGAGAATGTCAAAACGCTCGCGAATACGTTCAATGGCTTGCTCGTCTGTTTCTTGCACTTTAGGTTCCTTACGTTTGGGGGCGTCAAAGTTACCTTCAACGCTGGTTGCACAATCTGCGGCGCTGGCAGGGATAACATCTTGCATGGATGCTACTTTGATGCGGACTTCATCAGGCATGTTAGGAAACTCGCCGTTGTTTTTAACGGTTACGTATCCGCCTTTAGTGCCTTCTTTAAAGTCTGCTACGAGTTGAAATGTTTGGCCTGTAACGTTGAAGTTACGATAAGAGCCTTTTACGATAGTAATGTATGCTGACATTTGGGTTCCTTTGCGTGGATGTTTAACTTACTACAATATCTATTATACTGCTAACTGGCTCAAAGAGCAACCGTTTTTTGCACTGTTTCTTGGGTTTTCAGCACTTGTTGCGTAAAAACAACACCTCCCAAACCCAATTGATACGTTTCTGCGACAGCTTTGATGTAAAATTGCATGATTTTGCCAGTTTTTGTAATCAGTGTGTATTGCATGGTGTCCTTTGCTGTCTATGTGTTTATTATACTGCTTTTGGACCAACTCGTCAACCACTTTTTTTGGAATACCAAAGTAAATTTTAGGGGAATACCAAAGTAAATTTTTGTTGTTTTTAGACAACAAAAAAGGTAGTACTTAGTACTACCCTAAAAATTGTCTATTTTTTAAGCAGTTTAACGAAGCTCTGCGTCTTCCATGCCAGCTACCCGCAATTTCACAACATTAGATAGTTGCCATTGCTTGATGTCAAGTGCTTTGGTAAGACCTAAAAACTTATTACGAACAAGTGCAAACTCATTCACAATAGCATCCATGTCACATACTTCCGGCTCACCGTCTACATATTTTTCTGCGTCGCGACTTGTTAGCGCACGATTGTAGTGTTCAGTAAACTGACGAAACTTGGCACTACGAATCTTACGTAGCTGAATATTAAGTTGTTCTAGTATAGCTTCAATTTCTTGTAGCTGATTGAATCGGTATTCTACAATGCCTGGCATTTCGCGGCTGGCTTTTTCTAAACTACCAACTAGCTTTAATTCCATGCGGCCTTGAACAAGTTCGTTTTCAAACCACTCAATGCAATCAGGAAGGCAACTGAGGTCTGCAACAACCTTCCTATACCAAGTACTCATTAATAGTCCTCGTCTTCGTCTTTAAATTCTTCTTCTTCAATGTCACCAAGAATTTCTGCAAACGCACCGTCAAGTGCTGAATCAGATCCTTTGGCATCTTCTTGTGCTTGTTCCAAATTGACAAAGTCCTCTGATGCTCGCAAATATGCTAGTGCGGCATCTGGGCGTTCTTTCTTGTCAATGTATGGCTTAACTGCTAACCACATCTCGACTAGCATTTCACCCGATGTATCACTCATTGTATTTTTCTCCATATATCCACCTTTAGTGGTCAGCGATACTTAGCTGACTTTTGTTTGTTGTGTTGCCATTTTAGACAAATACTCTTCGCTTTCAATCCACTTGTTGTCGACAAGGAATCCCCACTGGCGTGTTTGCGGGCCTGGCATGAATAATGTCCAAGGCGTTACGCCAGGAGCAAGCTCAATACGATGATAGCTGTTAGCGCCACATATACGAAAATGGCCGGGTCCTCTCCATTTACGTACTTCACATGATTTACTACCATCTGCGTTAAATTGTGGAATCCATTCATAGTATCCGCCTTTTAGTATTAAAGTAGCGTAAGGCCATGGATGATCATGCACGTCATCGGGATCTGATTTAAGGAACTTGTGTACAAACACATTAAATGGAAACCGTGTTCTGTCTTTAAGGAAAACATAATATCTTTCTAGTAGTGGTTCATCTGCACGACGATCCATGATAACACGGTGTCGGCCTAATCGTTGCATAAGTTTTTTAATCATCTGCAAATCCATTCAAAATGAGATATACACCATCATCACTTCTTTGTATGCTAACGTCTTTACTAAAGCCGGCGTAGTGAAAAACGCCTTGCTCGACTCGTTTAAAGCAATCAATCATGATCTCTGGATCACCCATAATATCAGCATGGAGCATCTCCTGCTCATACAATGTTTGTAGTTGTTTGATTAGATCTTTAATTAGCATAGTGTATTGTAACAGAATATACTGTTAAGGCCAATGGGGAGTTTCGCCAAGTAGCACTCGAATGGATTGAAACTCTTTCCAAGCATCTCGGTACATTGAGTTTTCATGTAGCAATTCTAAATGACGTTCTTTGTTGTCAATAAAAAATTGTGTTACATCGCTTGGGCCGCCTGTGTATCCGCTTGAGGGTCGAGCTGTATATTTGCGATTAGCAAACTCTATTGCATGACGTATATCAGCTTCCATGCGTTCCAATCTTTCAATTGTACGTTCGTCGAGTTCGACTTGATATACTTGCTCTTCTCTTGCAAAATAACGTTCAGACCAGTCAATGCGGCCGTCTTCCCGATCGCTGGCCCAATTCATATAACCAGGATCTTCCCAACGGCGCAAGGTGTGCCGACCAACGATCTTTACACCTTGCTGTCTCAACCATTTTTCATGGTCAAGTGTCATTTATTCCTCGACTACTTCAGGAGCTTCGGCTGGAACGCTCTTGTCAAAGATGTGCGGGTTAGCAGTAATGTCAGCCATTACACGATCCAAACATCCGTCATCGTTGCGTTCCCAACCTTTGCGGAACTTCTTGATAATCTCACCGTCGGCTGTTGTGTAAAGCAAGCTATTGCCTTCCTTCTTCAACATACCTTTGCCTTCGATCAAGTCAGTCAAACCGCTGTATGGGTTCATACCTGTTTCGTAAGGAATCTTAACTTGCACAGATTCAAAAGGCTTGGCATAGCGTGTTTTCATGATTTTACATGCGGCACGAATACCTTTAACTTCTGAAACTTTGTTGCCGTCTTCGTCTTCTTTCAACTTCAACTTACGCATAGCAACTACAATAGAAGATGCGTAGATAAAGCCCTGGCCACCGGAGATTTTGTCATCTGGATCAAACATATCTTGCGATGCGTATGTGTGGTTAGTTGCAACCAAACCTAAGTTCAAATCACCAAACATGTTTACACAGTTACGAACAAGTGCTGTAAGTGCTTTAGGCTTACGACCCATATCACCTTTCATATCACCTGCGTTAAACTGGTTAACGTCTGTTGGAGTCAACAACATACCTAAAGAGTCAAGTACAAACAAGACCTTTGGGCGGCTGTCTTCTGGCATGGCTTTGTATTGTGTAACGAATTCGCTAATCATCTTAGCAACGTCGTCAATCATGGCCATGTTAAGTTTTAGCAACTTATCTTCGGATGTGTCAACGCCTAAGGCGTGCAACCACTTTTCATCCAATGCGTTTTCTGTGTCGATTAGAATTGGAAAGATGCCTTGCTTTTGTGCATTAGCAACCAAGTTGCCAGAACAAATAAAGCTCTTACCTGCACCAGATTCGCCAGCGAATACAGTTACCTTACCCATTGGGATACCACGGTTAAAGTCGCCGCTGATCAAATAGTTTAGTGCATAGTTGTTTGTAGATACCCAGTCTGTTGGGTCGTTAAAGCCCACAGATAGGCCTTCAATTGATTTCGTAATACTTTTACGAAACTTTGATACGTCAAATGCTTTTGCCATTATATTCCTTGTAGATGAAGCGGGAGAGCATCATGCTCTCCCGTGTGTCAATTAGGCTTGACGGCTACGAATCATCTTAAGGATGTCGTCAACACTTGGCTTTGCGCCAGCTTCGGCTGCTGGGGCAGGAGCAGGAGCGGCTGCTTGTGGCGCAGGTGCCGGCTTGCTTGCTACAGGAGCAGGTGCAGCCTTAGGTGCTGGAGTATCCTCGTCTGCTTCACCAGCTGGCGCGTTGGCAATTTGCACGCCACTTGGACGATAGAACTTGCCCCACTGCTCTGGGTCATACAATTTGCCTTCTACGGAAGCTTCGAACATTTCAAAGATTGCTCTTTGTTCGTCGATGCCAGGACGCTTTGGCATAAAGTCGTTCAAGTTAAATAAGCCGTGTGTAGCAATTGCTTGTAGTTCTTCTTCATTTAAGCCACGCTCTTTGCGAGCCCAACCAGAAGTAGAGTAGTCAGCATAACCACCTTTTTGTGTCTTGTTCAAGCGGAAGTCTGTACCTGCTTGGTAGTCTGTAGGAATATTTTCCATGTCAGGATCCATCAACGCTTGCTTGATAAGCGTAAAGATTTGTGGGGAGATCACAAAGCGACGGATTGGATTTTCTGGAACGCTGTCTTCTTCCATTGGGCTGTTTACAACGAAGCCTTGGAATACGTAACTACGCTTCTTCCAGTATGTGCGGCCAAGTGCTTCCATGTTAGGGTCTTTGAACCATGGACGGATAGTGGCATGTACTGGACATGTTTCGCCCCACATTTCAACGCAAGGCACTTGCACAAAGACTTTTTTGTTTTCGTCTTGACCAGCGACACCAGCGAATGGGATCTTGATCATCTGACGTTCACGCCAAAAGAATGTGTTTGTTTCGTCTGCGTCTGGGAGGAATCGAAGTGAGGCTGAAGTGCCTTCTGGGATGTTCCAGTGTGCGTAAATGGAATTGTCTCCACCACCTTGTTTAGTACCACTGGATTTTTGTGCTTGCTCTGCTAGTCGAGCGCGGATTTCTGCTAATGTTGCCATAATGTTTTACCTTTAATGAGTTAAGTTTGAGTGTTAAGCCCTATAGCGGACTAAAACAACACATGCGTTTTCTTTGTGCATGTGTTGTAGTATACTTATGATCTAGAATTAAAGCAAGTGGCTTTTTAGCCGTATTTCGGACAAATTAGCCGAATAGGCGATTTAAGGATGTTTCAAGGTCAGCAACTGCTTCAGACACCATGTCGTTTGGTTTGATTGGTGCTTGGCCTGGCTCGTTAGCCGGAAGTTGGTATTCAGTGATGCCACTTAGGTCGCCGGTACGTGCGGCACGTTCCATCATGCGCTTTAGCATAATAACTTCGCTTTTACCACGACTACGAATGTTGGACACTTGGTCCGTTTCTTCTAGTCGCTTGCTCCAACGTAGTAGTTCCATAATGTCTTTACGACGACGAGAGATTTCAACAATCTTGGTACCAAGTTCGTCCCAAGGTTTGCCGCCTGACTCAACGTGTAAAGCCATAACACGAGCACCTAACAAGTGGTTGTATGGGAAACGGAAACGCTCGCCATCCTTTTCCACAAATAGTGCTTGAATATTTCGGCTACGTGCGCCAGGCTTTTCCTCAGTCACTGACTTAGTGTGAGCCAAACGAATTTGTGTGCTACCTAACGGATGGTAGCTGATTTTTAGACTATTACGACCTTCTGTAACTGTTTCAGTGCGGTGTGCCATTTTCTTTGGCTCAATGTCGCCTTCATAGCTACGGATGGTAGTACCGTACAAGTAACGTCGAGCAACTGCTTGGATACGTGGTTTGAATTCAGTTTTGAACCACTCTACATCAGTAGTACTTGGATCGTACCACACTTCAACGTCAGTATTGTCGTAGTTGACCATGATCATAATGTTTTGGTCTGGCACATATTGATAAACTGCTTGCTCTTGGTCAAGAGTGCCTTTACCGTCTACGTCTTTAAATGTTGAATTGTGGCTCACCCCTGCTACTGTAGCGGCTAGTTCTTTGGTTAGTTGTTCTCTTGTAGGCATAGTCTTATTTAGTTATAGGAAGCCAATTGGCATTGGTCTTAATACTTCATCTGTGCCTGCATTTACAAGCCTGTCATACGTGCCTGTATCCCAAGTCATAACAACTTCTGTCATGCGTAGCACTAAAATAGTGGCCATAACTAGGTCGTCAGTTTCGCCTTCTTTGGCTGCAAAACTTGCGCCACGAGCAATAAAGTTCTTTAGTTCGCGCAACAAGTTATGACTGTAAATTGTCATTTTATCGCTTTCAACGTAGTTCTTTAAACGCATACAAGCTGTAATCTTAGTTTTGTGTGTAGTGTTAAAACCTCTACGGCCGCGACTTTGGCCAGCACGACGAATTTCCTGTACAAACGTACCTGGGATATGTTCTTCACCGAATTCTCGAATACTAATTAGAGCCGCTTCGCCAATGGTGTTGTTTTCAACTGACCAGTATAGCTCTACGTTGCCTTTAGTTTCATCTTGCATCCACTTTAAAATAGAAACAAGTGTGCGAAGCTGTCCTTGGATATCAGTTTTGTTATGTTGCCATTCAGCTACTTGTTCTAGCTCTGGTAGCTTAAACACTTGAATAGCCGCAGGGTCACCGCCTGTGCCTAAACTTGGATCCCATCCAATAACGTATGCGCTTTGCTGTTGTGGGTACTTGTAAATACGAACTTGACCCATCTTGCCATTCGGATCTTTGCTTTCCATTGTAATCAACTTCATTGAGTTGACTAGTGTTTCGTCAGCGATAACGAATTCACATTCGTGTTCTCGTAAGAATCGTTCTTCGCCGATCTTGACACGTTCTGTTGCTGCCCATGCTTCATCGCGATCTGGGTGTGCGCTCCAAATAAACTTGATACTTGCAAAGCCGTTGCGGCCTAGCTTTTGTGTATTACCATAGTCGTCAATGTTCTTAGTAGCATCTTTCCAAATACGAGCAAACTGGTCATCGTCTTGGTTAGGTGTGCTTGTGATAATACACTTACCACCAGTTGACAATGTAGGAGAGATAGAAGTCCAAAACTCGCTTGCAATACGTGGCTTAACGAATGCAAACTCGTCACAATAAATTAAGGACAATGACATGCCACGAGCGGTTGTTTCTGTTGTAGTAGTTGAGATAATACGGCTACCGTTGTCAAAGTCAATGCTACCTTTGTTATAACTTGTAGCACCAGCTTTTAAAAATTCAGGAAGTGTTTCGTATGTGTAACGAACACGTTGCATAATTTCTTGTGCGCCAGCAAACTTGTGTGCGGCAATAAGAATAGTTTGATCTGCCATGAACATTGCTCGCCATACTAGGTAAGCTGCCGCACATGCAGTCTTGCCCATCTGTCGCCCAAGCATGTTGATACTATAACGATTCTCATGATAACACATAATGAGTTCGCGTTGATAATCAAACAGTTTAAATTTTACTTTACCTTTAGTAGGGTGCTGTACCCAGCAATAGTTGTCAATGAAGTATACTGGATCTGTAGCACAGATGGCAAGTTCACGGACATGTTCGTCCGTGAACTTCTCTACTTTGAAAGGTGTCTTTACAAAAGTATTTTCAGTTGCCACAAGGGCCTCCTAATTACTTCTTGCGGCTGATAGACTCAGCAACAAACTTTCGGTACTCGCCCATTGCGTCTTGAAACTTCTGCTCTACAGTAGATTCTTCTAGACCCATTGGATTTTCACCTTGGCCGTTAGCACGGTTTGCACCATATGCCTTGTTGCCGGCAGCTTCACCTTTGCCACTTGGTAAAGAATCAAACTCAGTTGGCTCGTTCATCGAAGTGCCTTCTGGACTGTTCATTAGTTTGCTTTCAGCAAAACCAGATAGCTTCATAATGCGACCTAGTTCGTCTGTATATGCTTCACCTTCGTATACGCCTTGGCCAAATACAGAGTTAGTAGCAGGTGCTTCTTCCTTGACTTCTTTGTCTTTGTCTGCCCAGTCTGGTACACCGTCACCATCAGCATCTGGCTTCTTGTTGTCGTCAGCTTTGTCGTCAGCTGGCTTGTCACCGTTCTTCTTGGCAATCATTTTTGCAAAAGCGGCTTTTTGTGCGGCGCTTTGTGCTTCGTTTGTAACACCAGCTAACTGAAGGATACGTGCTGTTTCTTCGTCTAACTCTTCAGACTCGCCAACTTCTTTCTTAGCGGCTTCGTCATCGGCTTTTTTACGAGCTTCTTCTTCGGCGTCAGTTTCTGTACCGCCATATACACCAGAACCTGCTTGGTGTGTTAAGCCAGTTGCAGTTTGTGTTACTTTACCACCTTTAGAAGTATATGACGTATCGCCAACTGCTTCTTTGACATCGTCTTCCTCTTCAGATTCTTCCTCTTCAGATTCGCCGCCTTGTTCTGCTTCGTGATCGGCCATGTCATGGTCGCCATCGCCATCAACATCGCCCGGTACATCGTCTGCTGCCACTGTAGGTTCTGCACCAACGTACATAACTGCCGGCTCTTCTGCACCTGGCATTTCGCCTGGAACTTCTGCTGGACCATCAGCCGCAACGCCACCAACTTGAATACCTG